CTGTAAAAGTCGTATAAGGTTTAGTTTTTTCAGCTAAAATAAAAGTGTTTAACTCATTTATTTTTTGGTTTTTAGCTTTTAACAAAAGAAATTCATCAGCTTCTTTTGCGTCCGTTATATTTTCCCAAGTTGCATAACCTGCCCCAACTTGAGACATACTTTCAAATTGATTAATTTGTTTAGAAATTGGGTCTTTTAAAAAAATCATAAATGTAAAATTAAATTAATAAATTGTTTCAAATCCATCGGTATATAAGCCGACGCTTGATAAATTTGTTGAACCTTCCGATGCAAACCAAATTTGTTTACTTGTGTTAGATAAAATTGGAGCGGGTTTACCGTAGTTTACATTTGTATATGATGGGATTTTTAAAACAACAACTGAATATGAAGTTATCATTGTTTTATTAAAATCTTGAGCAGTGGCATAAGAAAAAATACCTGTTGATATTGATGATATATTAACCTCCAATGAACAATAAGCTTGCATTTGTATTCCTGCTGGAATTGATATTGCTTGCAAACTAGAAACAACTGTATTTGTTCTAAAAAATTCTGTAATCGCTGTATTATATTTGCAAACATAATTACCATCAGACTTATATTTATATTTTGCATTGATAATATTTCCACTTCCGTCTGTGATTACTGAAACAATAGGATTTTTTGAAAATGCAGTATAACCGCTTGGTAAAACACTTGTCGGGTCGGGAGCTGTTCCGTTAACACCTAAAATCGCCCCTACATCTACAGTCCCATCTGGTTTTTGAATTGCAAACCAATGATAAGTTGAGTTAATTGCTTTAGTGCCACTTAATAACCCACCTTGATTCGTTCCTGCAACCCACGAGGCATCAAGTCTTTTAGTTAAGGCAGTTGTTAGTAAACCTTGACCAGAGCCATTATTTAAAATAAAATTTCCCGCACTAAAATCAATATCATTATTTCCATCTGTGGCATTGTTAGCAATTGTGATTGGATTCGATAAAAATGCTATGCCTTGGGTTGTGGTGGTGGCTGGATTTGACAATCCCAAAACAATCCAAGCATCATTAGCAGAGTTTCTTTTAAATGTGTAAATTCCATTAGCCACTAAATCGCCAATCGCAACCGCAATTTCTGTTTTTGTAGCACTTAATTTTTTAATAACTGCAGTAGTTGCAGGACTAGCAATTGAACTTATTTGCAGGTAAGGGGTTGTTGTCAAATTAGTTGCACTTATCTTTGCAGTAAATTGTTGTGTTGCTGTGTAGGCTGTAATTGCTGGTGATGGCGTTAAAGTATAAGCATCAGCACTTCCTGAGGTTGTTCCAAGATATAAAAATTGATTGTCTTGAACTTGACCAACATTAATTGCATCGGTGCGAGCAGTTCCACTACCTAAACCTGTTGCTTTAAAGCTATTAAAAGGAATATTTGCAGATACTGTGGTTTGTCCATCTTTTGTAATACAATTAGATAAACCCGTTGCCATTCCGTCCATTTCAGCATCTACTCTTGATGCTGTAATTGGTATTGAGTTTATTTTATCAGTTGCCCAATTATATAATCTTAAAAAAGTTCCTGTTCCGTTAAATGCCATAAAATTATTGATTAATTTGTTGTGTTAATATATTAGTCATTACTGAATCTCTAGTTTTAACTGGTAATCGTTGAATTACTTTACTTGCGATTTGTGGATCTTGTCCTTGTATTAATTTCAAAACATCGTCAATTTGTCCTCTCGCTGATAGTTTTTGGGCTTGTCTTGCAACAGTTCCTACAACAGCTGTAATTCCTCCAGTTCCACCGCCAATTAATATTGAACCAATTGGCAAAGCTGAGTTTCCAGCATTTCTACCGCTTCCAATGTCAAAACCAAATTTGCCAACAGCTTTCATTAAACCCTCGGCAGTTGAGTTAGTTTTATCTCTTTTTAAAGCTTCAACTTCAGCTGGTGAAAAACCTCTTAAATTTTTTGGATTATTGACAAAGTTTTGAAGCAATGTTTTTGTTCGATTAGCATCACCATCGGCTTTTCTTACAATGTTTGTAATAGCATCAAATTTGCGATACCTTGACCATTCCGTTCTTGCTGTGTTAAGTAAATCTAGTGTTTTTTGATCACCTTTAGATAAAGCATTAGCGCCCAAACCATCAACAACATCATCTAGTTTATTTATTGCAATATTAGCTTTTAAGGCATCGGGATTAGGTCCTGCAATATCAGTATTTTTTTTCACGACATCACTTAATGCTTGTCTATAATTATCTAACTCTTCTAAACCAATTGCGCCATTTTTTTCTTTGGCTAATTTTTTTATAAATTCTAAAGTACCAATAGTATCTGCGTTGGTTATTGGACTTAAAAATCCATTTTTATTTAAAGCATCGTCAATTCCGGCAAAGATTGATTTTATCGCTTCTGGTTTAAAAGTTGCACCAGATTCTCGGACTGCTTTGTAAGCATTAGTAGAGCCTTCTTTAATTGCTTCACTAATAGAATCTAATGTTTGAACAGGTTTAGAAGTAAAACCTGCAATAGCTTCTGTTGGTCTTGCTTTATATCCAGCTAAAACATCTTTGCCTAACTGAACAGCGGAAGTTTTAACATTGCTTGCAACTTTACCCGCAACTCCTAATCCACCACCAATAACCGCACCAGTTGCAGCACTTTTTACGGCTTGAATACTTCTATTTTCTAAGCTAGCTTCTTCTTGTGGCGATAATGCACCCGATACAAAACCACTAACCGCACCGCCAGTAGCTAAGCCAGCAACTTTACCCGCAACTTGTGCAACTTTTGCACCAGTTCCAACGCCCGTAGCTAAATATGGCAATGATTGACCAATTGCAATTCCTACTCTTTCAGAAGTTGGTAATTGTGCTTGTTGTTCGTTTCTTAATTTAACTTGTTCAGCTAAGCGGTTGCCAACAGTATTCATATTTAAATTATCGCCGTAATATAATCTTTCAATTAAACTAGCGGCTTTTTCGCCAACATCAGTAGCGGCTTGAAATGCACCAATTGCCGCATTGCCTAAACCTTGAGGAACACCCATGGCAACATTGGCAAGAGTAGAACTTTCTTGTTGTGGTGCTGGTTGGGGTTGTTGTCCACCAAGCTCTGGATTACTCATCACAAAACTTTCAATTTCTTGTGGCGTAGCACCTTGAGGAACTTCTATGTCAGCTATTTTTCCATTAGGTAATTGAACTGTTGCTATTGGCATTATTTATCCCTCACATTTAGTATTTTAAAACCGCTTTGTGGTGGCATTGATGTTTGTCCGCTTGTTACTTGTTGTTGGTTTTGACTTTTGGTACTAGCTGGGTTAATAGCATTTTGAACGCTATTAAATGTTGTTTTAAGTTGATTAATTTTGGTTTTAAAAGTTTCTGGTTTATCTCCAAATTCAGGCACCATTTTTAAAAATCTAGTTTCTTCGTCTTTACCAATTGCACCTCCAGAACGCAAACGACCAATTGTATCAACTAAATTTGCTTGATAAGCTGTAAATTCCTGTGCTTTGGCTGATTGTGCTATTGTTGGCAAATATTTTGAACTCATAGAAGTTGAGCCAAAATCTCTTTTTAAAAAATCTCCAGTTTTTGGATCTGTAAATTGTGTTTTAATATTATTTAAAGCACTTAAACCATCATTTGCAACAGTTAAAGTTTTAGCAGCATCTTGAGATAATGGTTGACTTGCTTTATCGGCTGGACCACCTTGAATTGCTTTTAAACTTCCATCGGGATTATATGAATAACCAGCAGGAGCGGAAGGAGTTCCCGCTGTTCTAGCTTCTTTATTAGCTTTATTTGTTTCAGCATTTAATTTGGCAATTTCTGCTTGAGTTTTTTGTAAACTTAATTGAGTTGCTGGGTCATTTTTTGCCATATCTTGATTAACAAAAGCACCAATAAGACTAGCCCCACTTTCAGGAGTAGTCATTGAAGCTATTGCATTTGCAGATTCAGGCGTATAACCTTTCGATGTTAATAATGAGCTTAATTGAGTTTGACGATTAACTTCTATTTCAGCTAAATCTTTTCTTGCTCTATTTTGCGCCCAAGCACCAATACCAGCAGTTGCAATTTGAGCGGCGGCAACACCCCAACCGCCTTGAGGGTCAAAACCTTGACCGCTAACTGCTTTATTTATTAAATTTTGTCCAAATTCTAATTGTGAATTAGGATTTGAATATTGCGAAGTTGTTGCAACTGGATTTACTCTTTGCACAGAAACTCCTTGCGGTTTTGCTAAAGCTTGAGCCATTGCGTTTCTTTTTACTGCCATTATTTAACCCTCCTAAAATTAACATCAATTTGTGAATAATCTACTTTTAAAGTTCCGTCTTTTTCTTGAATTATAGCTGACGGGTGCGTTTCTAATAAGTCTTGAGCCATTACGCCAGAATATCTAAATTGCCCGTGTGATTTGTCTTTATAATCAAATTCGTAAATAACAATTCCACTTGGAGAAATTCCAACTTGTTTAATATTTTCTTTTAAAACTCTATCAGAAAAAGTTCCTTTTGGAGCGCTTAATGCGCCAGCTCCTAGGGTACCGACTGCACCAATTAATGCATTTTGTGTAGCATTTGCTCTATTAGCAGAATTTTGTTGACCCATGAATGACAATTGTTGACTTTGCATTTGTAATTGTTGTGCATAACCAGCTAGATCAATGCCGTTATAATTTGGTTGATAACCACCAAACGAAGTGCCAGCTCCTACTTGCGACCTACCAAGCAATGAAGAAATTTCATTAAATCTTGATTGCCTTACTTGTTCGCTCGTGGCAATACTAGCTTGCGATAAATCGGTATATTGGCGAGCAACCGAATCATCTAAACGATTCATTGCTTCATTATATTGTTCAGAACCCATAGGAATTCCTTGGTCTGCTAATTGTTGAGCTAAATCTCTTTTTTGTTGCTTTACAATAGGGTCAATTTGAGCTTTACCTCTTTGAAAAGTTGCGTCTTGGATAGCTTGACCATTATTTGAAAAATCACCGCTTAAAGAACCGCTTAATTGACTAGCTAATCTTTCTTGGCGTAATCTTTCAGCTTTAGTAAAATTAGATTCTTGTAATTTAATGGTATTAGTTGTTGCATCATAAATTTGGCTTCCTTGTGGAGTTAATATATTTGGATTATTGATTAATATATCTTTTTGCTCGGTCGGACTTAATTTAGCAAATACATTATAACTTGGTAAAGATTGTTGAAGTGCATCTGCCATAGAATTATTGCTATTAGTTGAATCTGTTGAATTAGTAGTAGAAGTTGAGGGTTGTGATGTATAAGTTAAAGGTAACGAATTTTTAAAATAATCTGCATATTCTTGTGCTGCTTGCAATCTATCTTTTGCTGACATTTCGCCCATCGACCACATATAAGGAGCAATTTTATTAGCAAATTCTGGATCCATTAAATATTGCGATTTTTCCGCATCGGTTAATTCATTAAAAGATTTACCAGTTTTTGAATTATTACCTGCATCGTACCAATTTGTATATTGAGGTTCAATATTAAAAAGTTTTTGATCTTTTGCAAATTGATCTAAATAGTTTTGTCCATAACTTGCTGCCATATATTTTTTTTTAAATAATATTACTAACGCTTACACTATAATCGGTTCTATACCAAAATAGCTGTTGTCCATTTATGCTTACTTTTATTCTCATTCCAAGATCTACACCTTGACCTGACGAGTAAATTAATTCGTTTCTTGTTAATCCTTCTGGACTCCACATTGCCACATCCCACATTGCCACATCCCAAAAAGAGCCTTGTGCAGTTGATGATGAAATTTGTGAAGTTTTATTTCTTCCATAATCGAAATTAACTATTGAATTTACTACCGCACTACCATCTAATTTTATTGTGTTTCTATATCCATTCACTGTTTTTTCTTGCGGACTTCCTAAATTATTATACGCACTTTGCACATCACACTCTATATTTGCACCATTATCGCTAAATCCATCATCGGCTTTAAATATTTTACCATTTCCACCAAAATATAAATTATTATTAAACATTCCCCAAGTAGAGGCATTCATTCCTGTAAATTTACAGCCTGCACCCGTAATAGTATTAACGACATATTGATGATAAGTGGTATTATTAGCTACTGGAACATTTATTAACAGCCAGCCAGCTTTAGGATACATTGCAACTTCCCAACCATAATTTGATCCATAATCATTAACGGCTTTTATTGCTGCGCCTGATAATTTACCTCTTTGCGTAACTGCTCCATCATTTTTAAATACTTCGCTAAAAAATACAAAATCTTGGTCGGTAATAATAACAATATCGCCAGCAACTTTTTTAGCTCCTCTAACAGCTATTGGACGACCTATTTTATAAGTTCCAAGCAATGCCCAAGATGAGGGGTCGGAACCTTGATAAAGTAAAACATCACCACTAGACATTAAAAACACCGCATAATCATCAACTCCGTTTCCGCCGTCTAAATTCCAAGTCATCATTGAAACAAGATTGCCACCAAAAGGAGCTACTCTTGATAATTGGAATTTTGTAAAAACACCACCAATTGCGTTAGTGGCTCCATACCAAACATCTTGAGAATTTGAACTCCAAACATAAACTCTATTTTTATGAACATTTATGCCGTTTAATTCACTAACTGTTAATCCAGTTCCGCTTATAGAACTTGCAGTTAAAGTTGTCCCGTCAAAGGTTTGCGGAGTATCGGCTCCATTAACCATGATTAAATAAGCATTAAAATTTACCCATTGCCATCTTGCGTTAGTAAAACCAGTGCCAACACTTACAATGCTTGCGGGGTTTGTAATGTCATTAAGAGTGCTTCCATTAGCACAAATAAATTTTCTAACTGTATTAGCGTTATATTCCATTAATGTTTCAACAAAACCAGATAATCCAGTTGCATATTCAGTAAACCCTTTCCTAGTTGAAATTGAACCTTGGCTTGGAAACCAATTTTCCATAATTACTGCATCGGTTGGCTCCATCAAACTTTCGCTGTCTTTAGTGTTTAACCCACCAGAAGGCGAAGGGACATTTACTCTTAAAGCTTGTCCGTTTCTTTCTTGATCCAATGCTGGATATGATTTACCTAATGTTAATACCATTTATGGAATAATTGTTGCTGGATAACCAACTTTAATATTGTTGTCGTAATAATAATGTTTAATAGTTCTTCTTGCCCCGTTTGTACGGACTCTTTCAACTGCCGCATTATTGGCAATTTTTTGTTCTTCAGCATAAGGGCGACCTTGATTTTTTAACCATCTCCAAGTTGCATCTAATCTTACAATATGTGCGTCAATAGCTGGGACATCAGTATCCGCCAACCATTCAGTTTGACCAGTTCCAGTTGAACTTAAAATAACATGATTGCTTATATATTCATAAATATGTGCTTCAATAGCGGCGGGTGTAGGAAACAATAAAACACGCCCTGCTCTAATTCTTGAATAACTAAAACCAGTTCCACCAGTAATTCCTTGATTATTTAGGATTCTCCATTCTTCAGGAGTAACTGGCATTGCCACTGGGTGTTGCGTGGTGGTATTCCAAAAAGTTCCATTTATAAACCTATCAAAATCTTCAGGTAAAATATAGCCTACTTGCGAAACTACCGTGTTAAATGTTTTTTCTTTTTGCAATTCTTGCCAATTGTAAGAGCGTGCCAATTCAATAATTGACACGGTCATTACTTCCAAAATTTGTTTTGCAACATCTTCAGTATTACCAATTATGGCAGTTGGAACACTGCCAGCTTTAGTTTCTCTTAAAATTGCTTGTGAAATTGTTAAAAGACTCATTATTTATTTTTAAGTAAATTTAATAAAACTTCTTTTGAAGCATTTCCTTTATATTCAATTCCTAAATTGTCCAATTCAATTTTTAATTCAGAAGCA